CATCAGTCCTCCAGCACCGGCCACGATCTGGTCTCGGCGAATTCAAATGACGTATCATCACGTCGCCTATAGACGACGATCCCATTTAACGACGGAAATGAATACGTTTCCCAGGTCGCCGAATTCGTAAGCAGGCGAAGCCCATCATACGGACCGCCTATCAAGTCAACTGCTTCTGGCGTTACCGCAACCGTCATCTAATCCTCCAGCACCGGCAGCACCGTACACCGGTCGTTGATCGTCTCTTCGGGTGGCGCATCTGGATCGCCTGGGTATTTCATCCCATTGGAAAATACGCCGTCAAGGGGAACCTGCTCACCGTCAATCTGGTGTGATGGTCGCACGCGATCATCCCCCGAGCTTAGCCACTCCTTTTTTGCCACGACCTCACTCTGGTGGTATCCCTCGATCGCCGCCGCATTGTTCGCGCCAACCGTCTCGGTCCGCGCGATCGTATCCGCCCGCACCTTCGAGAAATCCGAGAACTCGTCACGGATGCGACTGGACATTTCGCCAACGCCTACGCCCTCAGCGCTCGCATCCTCCAGGATCGCCCGGATCGCCTCAAGCGTCGTGTCGTTGATCGCCGTGATCTTCAATTCCTTCTTCGCGAGAAACGCCTGGACGCGCGGATCTGTGATCTTGAACTGTGCGCCCGAGCCGACGGCCGCCAATGCGCCGTTGCCCGCCTGCTCCATGATGTCCAGAATGATTGGCATCAACAACGCCAGCAGTTCTTGATTCTCGGAATCTAAGTCAAAGAGCGAAACAAGGTCGATCTCCCGAACGTGACTCGGAGCCGGGCCTGCAAGCACCTTCTGCGTTTCCAGTGCCACTACGACGCGCTCACTCTGCTCGGTGAAGAACTGCACCATCGCCCGCTCGATCTTGCGCTCACCCTCAAGGAAATCACTATTCCGAGCTTTCCACTGATCGACGCGGGTCGGCGGGATAACTGCCCGCAGGTTAGTAGGGGGTCTTGGAGACAGCAACCCGCCAAACCCGCTGTTCGACTGCCGCAATTCATCCCCCCCATCGAGTGGGGACAGATTGATATCTTCGCGCGCCTCGTTCGGCGTCATAATGCCGCCTGAGACATACACGTTCAAAGTGTCAGCCTGCATCTTCTTGTCAGTCTGGAGGGCTTCGATACCAGAATAGTCAGGTGCCAGGAAGATGCCGCGCCGCTCATAATCAGCCCGATACCACACGCGGATAAATTGAGTATTCAGCGTATCACAGAACAACCGCAGAACCGGTTGGATTGTATGCTGGTAGAAAATGCGCGTCTGTTCTTTCGACGTGGCATAGTTCACGTCCTGGAGGACGCCGACGATCACTGGCGGGATGCCCAGCAACATCAGCACATCGTCGCGAGAGAACTTTGCCAGGTTGATGAACTCGCCATCCTTGGCCGATACGGAGATCGGCAAGGGCTTGAATCCACCAGTCAGGAATGCCGTCTTGAATGCGTTGTCGACGCCACGATGGGCTTTGTTCCATGCCCGCGTCATAGGCTCGACATCTTTTACCATCTGATCGGTCGAAAACACAACCCCGGGATTCGCCCCGTGCTTAAAGAACAGTGCATTATGCCGTCCCATGTACCAGTTCAGCAACACCGGAGTCTGTGCAACCTCGATTATCGATAGGCCCCGCATATCATCGCGCGGGCTGAATGTCTTAAAGTGGGTAATGAACTCAGCATCGTAGTCGTGCTCATCACCCTTCTGGCGGTAGACGTATGACCACACGTCGCCGGCGTCAGAGACGTTCACATCGGCAATGAATCGCGGCTTGAGCAATTGCAGATATTTCGGATCGGCCGGCAACAAACTCGTGCCAGTCGTCCCGTTCTCGACAAACCAGAAACCTTCACCACTCAAATACAGATGCGAGATTGTGTCGCGCTTCAGAGTCCAGCCAGACACCCGCGGGCGGGGATGATCGAGCAGATCCAGAGCGGGATGGTCCGTGACCTCAACGGCCTGCATGTCGCCGTCGACTTTCTTCCACTCGTATAATTTCAGTGGCACGTCAGCGCACGTCTCGGCAATGACGCTCACGCCGCGATGAATCTGGACGTTGACTTGATAGGCGGATTCGTAAGCATCGAGATTGGCAACAGGAAGACCGCTGCCAGCGCCAGCAACAGGTTTCCCCTCACCGCGCGGCCCAGGGTAATAGCCCTTGCGGAACTTGGCGAACCATGCGCGTGTGGCGGATAAGATACTCATGCGAACACCAGCACCGCTTCCCCGACCGATTGAACTATCTTCATGGCCAGATATGAGTAGTTGTCGGCGTGCCGGTAGTGGTCGGCTTGCGCCCCCTCATGCCAGACAAAGCGCCCCGAGTCAGTCTCGCCCCTGCGCTCGAATACCCGCGTAGGCGTACACATCTGGTCGTAGTAATCCGGCACCGATGCGGCCGACCGAAACAACCGTGACTCACCACGCAACCAAGACGAATGGGAATCGTCAAGCGATTGTGTCCGGTGGGCCTTGACCGTCATTTCGTCAGGATCAACTTTGAAATCTTTTACTTGGTCAGTGCCAACATACGTGCATAAGTAGACTTGACCTGGGTGGCGGTTAGCGAACTCGCGGGCCTTGCGTGTTTCCGGCAACGCGTCAATGACATAGGTTCCAGGGAACGCCATAATGAGATTATCAAGCTGCTCGAATTCCCTGGCTGTACCGATTGCGATGACCCTGCTCGATTCATGTCTGATGACATAATGCAGTTCTTTTCCAACATCGATGCCTCCGTAGCAGTTGACCCCCGTGCTGGCCATCCCATACGAATCCACGCACCGGTTCAGGATCGCCGGCGACAACTTCGCGCCCTCGGACTCGTATGGTTGCCCGAGCACCGAGTTGTAAAAGCGCATCAGTTCGGTCTCGTTGGCAAGGCCCCGCTGAAACGCTTCCCACATTTCCGTGATCGGCACCGAGCCCGAGAACAACTGCGAGACGTGGTATCCCGATGCGTCGCGTCCTGGGTAATTGGCTACCCATTCGCCTTGGGACAGTCGGTCCAACGGGGCGTCACACTTCACGCATAGAACGGCGCCGGTTTCGTCCCTGAGTTCGAATTGACCCTCCTCGATCTCCCGGACGACCTGCTTAAACCAATTCAATTCCTGCCACAGCCCACACGCATCGCAGCGCACGCGCCAGTGCTTTTGATCGCTCGCCTTGAATAGGCCGTCGATGCCGAAGCCTCCAGTTGTGGGGTTGCCCACACGCCAGAGCGTGCGATACTCCGAGTGGGCGAATCGATCAGGCAACATGGCCAGGTTGCGTTGATCGCACTGGTCGACCTCATCCACGATCGCATCGTCCGCAGAGTAGGACTTAAACGACGTTTGCGAATTCGACCCAACGAGTTTCCACGAAGCGGACGCGATCTGTTTCAGGCCAACTTCATCCGATTCCGTGCGGCCCTTCTTTAGCCGTGTACGTGCTTCGCGCACCCGCGCCGCGTAGTATTCGGACAGGTGCAAGGCCGGATCGAGCCGGTCCTTAGCGAACGTGTTGCGAAGATTCTCGTCGGGGAATACCCAGAAAACATTCCGCCCCTGGTCGGCCAGGGCTACCGCGTGCACGATCTCGCACTCGGATACCCCGCACTGCGTAGACTTGCGGATGCGAATATCCGGGGATTTGTCACACAGCATCGCCACCTGGAACCGATGCCGCGTGAAATTCATTGGCTCGTTGCGGTAGTTCCGGTGATGGTGCACCGCGAGCCACCACTCAAGCGTCGGTTGACGCCGGTCCGGCAGTGGCGATCTCTGCGCGCAGTTCGTCATAATCTTTCGTGCCGAGACTTCGCAACCCATCCCTGACTTGCTCTTTGCTAACAGGCAACTCGCGGTTGTAGTTGTCGTGCTGAATGCGTTCGCGGTATTGGTCTGGTCGGCGTGACTTGAGGGCGAAAATGATGCAAGCAGTATCACCGGCAGCAGCCTTAGAGCGTAGTTTGTCCTCGTACCAATCAGACCCGCACTCGTAGGCGTCGTCCCACGCTGCCGCAAAGTCTGGATCTTCCTTGCGCCAGTCATAGGCCGTTTGACGACCCATGCGAGCAGACTTCGCAGACGCCGCAACGCTATGCCCCAAGCGCAAGCGCTCAAGGAACTTCGCCTTTTTATTAGTTGTACGATTCGTACGGTCTGCCACAAGATACCGCCTCCCGCAAGAGGATACGGTCAGCGCCAGTATGTTTGTCAGTCACTATTTTGTGCTTTGGAGTAACTTTCTTTGATGCTCAGGCAGAGTCTTCCTGCCCCGACAGGCATAGTTTTTCACGCTGGCATACCCTACGCAGATGGCATCGGATACTATTTGCGTCGCTCCGCCGGTATATTCCTCAGGTGCAAAGGGCACCTCGTTGCCCATGAGTGCATCGAGCAGATAGGCGACGGCCTCATCCCGCGAGAGGCGCCTGGTTATCTTCGGCGCCCGGTCTTTGTACTGTCCCTGGGTCATACAACTTCCCCCTCGGTATGCGCTTGTAGTCACTCGCGGTTATCCACTTAGCGTCACGGCCTTTTCTGTACGCGGCCATTTTCGCGGCGTTGTATCCTGGGTGTTCGCGTCGCCACTTTTGGCGGTATTCTATCCACTGGCTACGGGTCCAATTACACGATTTTGGCACTCAGCACCCCCTCTTCTGAATCGCCAGCATTTCCAGTATGCCGAGATCATGCTCTGATAGTTCCCCACGTCCCCCTGGTCCCCATCGTTCCCATTGGGCTTGGGGGATCTCGTGCTCGTGCGTCTGGCTCGTAACGACCACTCGTTTCACGAGGATCAAGTTGGCGCCGTCGTGGAGTCCGCATTTCAGTTTCGCGCCAGCGGACACTAGCCGGTCAGTCCGGTTGCGCGTTCGGTCGTAATGGGTCATCGCCTGACCGGCCAGCCCGATTTCGGTGTGCTTCCTGCTTTCGAGGACGCAGGTTTTGCATCTGAAAATGACGAACCAGTCGGCGCGTCCGTCGTGGTCATACCATGCTGCCGATCCGAGTCGGGCCAGAATTTCCCGTAGCTTTAGTTCTTCCGGCAAGAGACTGTGCTTCCCAATCGACATAATTCCTGTCCCCGTTTTCTGGCCATAGGCCATCTTGGTTTCTCATAAGGGCTTGGACGTATTTCAGTGGTTCGTTCGGGCTGTGTTCTTTCACATAGTCAAACAGGTGCAGTGGTGACATATCCCTTGATCTGCAACGTCTTAGGATGTCTTTCATGTTCGGGTGTTGGGTTGTTCCGAAGCGTAGTTTCCATGCGGCTCTGCATTTGCCGATGAGGACGCCTTCGAAGTTGAAGGGTTGGGTTGGGCTTTGGGGTTGTTCTTGATCGTCAGAAGGCCGCGCCTGGGGCGCGTGGTCTTTTGTAGTAACGCAATCGCCCTGAAAGGCGCAATCCCCCCGTAAGGGCGCAATCGCATTCCCATTAGCGAAGGACGATTCTGAATGACTACCATTCAAATCCATATGACTATCGTTTGGGTAGTCATCCTTCCACCCTATTTTGGGGTTTAACTCTTTGACACCGTAGACAGTTACGGAACCATCCGGCCAAATCCTGATGGTACAATTCTGTACAAGTAACCGCATACCATTTGTCACCGTAGAACGGTGAAGACCCGTAGACGTCCCGAGATAGCGCACAGAGAAACGCGGAGGGAGCGTCACGCGACGGTTTCGGACGCACAGCATATTGAGGACCCAGTGGAGCCATCGGGCCGAAACTGGCAGCCCAACCATCCTGGGATCGTCGAGATAGAAGTTGACCTCCGCGTTCGCGCGCTGGCCGTCAAATGCCTTGCCCATGATAGCCCCACAAGGCGGTCCCCTCCTCTGTCTCCCCGGAGGGACCCCTGGAAGAGTTTCCAGGGCAGACAGATTCAGGAACCGCTTTAACTGCGT